TCTTTGTAAAAATGGAAGCAATCGTACTGTAGATTTTAAATTTTCACCATCCTCTTCTATCGAATCTTCACTAATGGGTGAAGCAAGTTTGATTTCCGGGTTGGTTACTGTTTGAATTGCAACATCAATTGTATCCATTCTAGGTTGAATGGTATGACATATTGCTATTTTGTTGTTTGGTTGACAAAAAGATCGAGCTACTCGATTCCACCAAGGTAAATATTTCTCCTTCTCAGGAGAAAGATAAACCTTTTTAGGAAGAATTGGCTTGATCATGTCATCGTAAAAACACTGTAATGGACCTTTCGATTCAATTTCATCAAATTCTGAATTAACTAAACTGATAAATTGATCTTGGTCACACATGTGCTCTTCGAATCTTAATGTAGCTTGTTTTATATAATCATCTCTGCTCAATGTTTTCATTGTAGCGAGTCTCTGAACTCCACCAATCTCCGTCTCTGCTCTTACTCTAAAAGAGTGTAAATGAGTGAGTGACGTTGAATTACCTGGCAGACCTCTATGAGTAAAATCTGGCGCTTCTCGCGCTTGATCTTCGATTACTTGACATTCGTTGAAATTTCTAACGAAAACATGTTCTTTGATACGACGTAAAATCGCACTGGGGCATGTCATCCAGCTTTGTATTTGATACATATATTCTGGATTCATATTCGTAGTCATGATAACTAAATCAGGTTCTATATAAACATTACCTTTCATTTCAACATTTGGGTTCAATGAGGTTTTTCGAATGTTGTTGACAAAGTCAATCACTTTTCTCCAAGGATTAGGTGGTTGACGATTCACTAACTCAGCTGCTATATCATCAAATATGACGACTTTGTGGCTGGATCGAAATTCCGATTGATAATCATCTGTTTCATTTAAGGTAACTACATCGGAACTGGAAAATGTACCGTAGCGCGAACGCATAAAGGCTGCTGCGATTTTAATCGCGAAGCTTGATTTTCCTGTTCCTGGATATCCGCACAACATGATGCAATAAGGTTGCTTGCGGAGCTTACCATTGGAATCATCCAATTTTAAACTCTCCAATGTATGGGATACCCTCTCAAAAGTTTTCTTTGTATAAAAATTAGCTGCATTGAATCTACATAGTTCACGAATCCACGTCAACTTATCAATATACTGCTGCTTTGTATAACCGGCTACTGCCCCCGCACCAATTTTAATGGCGGAGGCCTTTGAGAGTAGCTCTTCTATATAACATAAACGATCTAAAAATGTGCTTATCGCTGACAACATGGTCGCGAGCACTACAATAAAAGACATATAATAAGTAAATATATAATAATAAATTTTATAAAAAGTATAAATAGAAATGCATTGATTTGTTTTTACATCCTAGAGTGATTCACATCAAAATCGCTCCTTAGACGTGTCAGTATACATATAATATATGCAAGCTGCTACTGCAAGCGTTCACGCTGTTAACCCTGACCGGTTCAGCCGCGCCGTAAACCAGTACAGTAGCTCCAAT